ATCATTCAAGTCTATACTGGTTCGATTTCTGGTTTGAAGCGTGCTCGTGGTTTCACTGCTTTTGGTGCTTACATAAACGAGGCATCATTGGCCAATGAACAAGTGTTCAAAGAAATCATCTCACGTTGCTCAGGAGAGGGCGCACGGATTGTTTGGGATAGCAACCCAGACATTCCAACTCACTGGCTCAGACGAGATTATATCAACGCTGGCGATGACATGATTATCGACTTTCATTTCAAGCTAGATGATAACACATTCATGTCTGACAGATATCGTGAGAATATTAAATCAGCCACACCGGCAGGCGTCTTCTATGACCGAGATATCCTTGGTCTTTGGGTAACTGGTGAAGGTGTTGTTTATCGTGATTTTAGCGAGAATATGTTTGTGAATGAAGTACCAGAAGACATCACGAAGATATATGCTGGTGTCGACTGGGGATATGAACACTTTGGTTCTATCGTTGTTATCGGAGAAACCTCAGACGGTTCGGTTTATCTCTTGGAAGAACACGCTCATCAGTACAAAGAGATTGACTTTTGGGTGGAACTAGCAAAAGATATCAAGGCCCGATATGGTAATATCACGTTTTGGGCAGATAGCGCACGACCTGAACACGTTGCTAGATTTCAACGAGAGCAATTAAAGACGTTTAACGCTAATAAAGCTGTCTTGTCTGGTATTGAAGAAGTCGCTAAGCTGATGAAAGCTGGGCGCTTTTTTGTTGTTTCGGATAAGGTCAGCAAGTTCAAAGATGAGGTCTATCAGTATATCTGGAATGAGAAGACAGGCGAGCCGGTGAAAGAGAATGACGACGTGCTGGATGCGGTGCGTTATGCGATTTATTCACAACATTCTCAACCAAAAGCAACTGTCCGCAGACGTTCTCAATACGGCTTATAGAAAGGAATTAAATGTATCAGATTTTAACTTATCCGAGAGATGGATATGATGAAACAGCTTTGAATAAGGAATTGATTTTCAAGCTGATTCGCAAGCACACACAAGAACGCAGTCACTTGCAGGATTTGAAGAAATACTATCTAGGTGAGCATGCTATCTTGAATCATACCAGACGAAATAAGAATGCTCCGAACTTCAAAACAGTAGCAAATCATGCTAAGGACATCGCAGACACGTCTACTGGTTATTTCATGGGCAATCCTATAAAGTATAACAATACGGCTGAAAGCGACCTTGAACCTTTGCTTGAAGCTTTCGATGGCGCTGAAATAGACCAAGTGGATGCGCAGAACGCTCTGAACATGGCTATCTATGGACGTGCTTACGAGTACATCTATGCTAAAGAGGGGCTGACTGAGCTTGATTCGACTAGCGTAGATCCTGAGAATGTATTTCTTGTATACGATGACAGTATTGAACGCAAGGCCTTGTTTGCGGTCTACTACTACGAAATTAAAGATGACACGAAAGATGCTACTAAGTATCAAGCAGAAGTCTTTACTCAGAACTTGCATTATCACATCGTGCTGCGTGATTCGAGCATGGGGACAACACGGAACGAGCAAGTAGAACCTCATAACCTCGGACAAATCCCAATCATCGAGTATCGCAATAATCACTTTGCGATTGGTGATTACGAGCAACAAATCAGCTTGATTGATGCTTACAATTCATTGATGGGCAACCGAGTCAACGACAAAGAGCAGGCAGTCGAGTCTATTCTTGTTCTGTACGGTGCGCAGTTGGCTGACAATCTAGAGGATGCTAGAGAGGCAATGAGTATCCTTGCTGAAGAAGGTCTTTTGGAATTGCCAGCAGATGCCAAAGCTGATTTCTTGAAAAATTCCCTGGACGAGAACGCTACTGAAATCTTGCGCAAGGCTTTGAAAGAAGATATCTACACATTCAGCCATGTGCCGAATTTGACAGATGAGAACTTCGCAGGCAATAGTTCGGGCGTAGCCATGGAATTCAAGCTACTAGGTCTCGAAATGATTACTAAGACCAAAGAAGCAAATTACAAGCGAGGTCTTAGACAGCGGATTGCTATCTTTGCTCACTACTTGGGTATGCAACAGATTGCTCTTGAAACACATTCAATCGTGCCACAGTTTAGCCGTGGATTGCCTAAAAACTTGCTTGAATTGTCACAGATTATCAATAATCTTGAAGGTAAGGTCTCACTTCGTCAGCTTATTTCACTCTTGCCATTCGTTGAAGATCCTGATGCTGAACTTGAAGAACTCGAGGAAGAGAAGGAAAAGAACATGGGACGTGTGCCTTTCTTTAATCAAGCGAACACGAAGCCAGACGATGAGGTAGCAGATGAAGAACAAGGACTACTGGACCAAGAGGAAAGCTAATCTCATCTATGAGCAGATGGATAAGGCTGAGAAACAAGCCGACAAGTTTGATGAGATTTACAAGCAATCTAAAGCCTATTTAGACAAGCAAATTAACAAAGTTTTTGATAAATTCCAACGTGATTATGGTTTGAACGAGCGTGACGCTCGACAGGTTTTAAAGAATATGAAAGACCAAAAGGACCTGAACGAACTTCGTAAGGTTCTTGAAGCTCGACCAAATGACCCGAATATTCAACGCTTGCTTGCTGATTTAGACAGTCCAGCTTATGCTTACCGTATGAAGCGCCTAGAGCGTTTGAATGATGATTTAGACCGCATGCGTGAGTCGATCTATCATTCTGAGAAGGTAGGATCAGATACCTTTTATAGCGACTTGATGAAAGATAGCTACTACAAGGCTACTTTTGACCTACAGCAGCAGACAGGACTCGCCTATAGTTTCTCAAGTCTTCCTGAAACAGAAATTAAGCGTCTACGAGGTCTAAAATGGACAGGAGAGGCTTATTGGGATAGAATATGGTCAAATACTGGGGCGCTCGCTTCAAGCGTGAAAGACGAGCTCCTGGTAAGCCTCATGACTGGTCGTAGTGTAAGAGATACATCTCAAGCTATCGCAGAACAATTTGAAGTTGGACAGAATAAAGCTAGGCGTTTGGTTCGTACTGAGTCAGCGTTCTTCCATAATCAGATGGAATTGCTCAGTTATGAAGATGCTGAAATCACAAAGTACAAATTTGTGGCAGTATTGGACAGGCGCACGTCTCACATCTGTCAAGAGCATGACAACAAGGTCTACGATACGGACAAGGCTGTTCCTGGTGTGAACTATCCACCTATGCACCCTTGGTGCAGGTCTACGACTATCGCATACGATGAGGATATCGATTACAGCAAGCTAGAGCGACGAGCGAGAAATCCTAAGACGGGTAAAGTCGAGTATGTGCCTGCTGATATGAGTTATAAAGAGTGGTATGGCAAGTATGTTGATGGAGAGGGAGTTGGTAAGATTGACTTTTCTAAACTTACTTCCGAAGAAATCAATAATCTTGATTTTGATGATCTTTTAAAATATTTTGACTGGGCAGCTGAACAAGATGCTTTAAAAGAGAAAGCAGAGCAAGCTGCTTTGCAAGCACGAGAGGATAACGTTCCTTTGGCACGACGTGATCTGGTAGATCGTTTAGAAAAGAGACTTAGAACAACGAATTTTGTTGATGTCTTTGGGGAAGAAAATGCACAAGGTCTTTTAAGAGAATTGCGTTTCTTCCCGAATGATGATTTTGTCCAATCTCTCTACGGTTCAATCGATAAATTATCTTTTGCTAAAGTAAAAGAAATGTCTTCTCATGTGTCTGGTACACAAGTTAATTTGGCAAAAGGCGATTTTATTTACAACAAGAAATTTAATCAGAAAGCACATTCAATCGTTCTTCATGAATTGACTCATGGCATCGATAATATCGCAACTTATTTCGGTGCCCCAGAATTGGGAGCTAAAGCATTCAGCAGTCAGTATGACTTGTACAATACCATAAAGAAAGATATGGACAATTATATTTTCGGGGATATGAAGCTGAAAAGAGGAGCGTCTATGGATGAGAAACGAGACTTCTTTAATCTTCGTCAAGCTAAAGTAAGAGATTTCAAATCAGAATTACTTGAACTAGCAAAGAAACTAAATCCGGAAATTCGTCCCGAGGAAAATGCAGAGGTTGCCGCATTTGCATCAGATATGATGAGTTCTTTCGGAAGCGCGGAATATGGCTCTCAGCCTTTCAATCATTCGGATTCGTATTGGAAAAATAAAACTCATCGAGGGATGGAATTTATTGCAGAATATACTCAAGCACAAATGACCCCTGAAATAAAAACATTTTATGACAAAGTTTTCCCAAATTCTGTTGAAATATACAACAAGATATTTGAAGATATTTCAAAATTGAAATTAGAAAACAAAAAGCCGATTGTTTGGTAAGGAGGTCAGGATGTTTTTTTGGAAGAATGAAAAAATTTATAATCAATTCAAAGAGATCAGCGAGAGATACAATAGTCATTTTGGTGAAGATTTTCCTGTGTATTTGATAATTCCTTTCGAGGTAGATGAGGAAGCTATTTCGAAATATAATTCAGTCGTGGATTCATGCATCAAAAAAAATGAAGCATTTGAAAAACCGATTGACTACGACGACAGAATTTATTAAGCATCTAGAGAAATCTAAGTGCTTTTTTCATGCTTAGAAAGGAGTAAACTATGTTTATTTGGGAATGGGTATCAATCGCTTTTGGGTGGTTGGTATTCTTTTGGTTATTCGTTTTAATTGTAGGAACTATTCTTGCGATTTTAACAGGTTTCAAAAACAGAAAGTAGGTGATCCAACATCTTGACTGGCAGAAATAGACTGCTATAAGTTGAACAATTGAAGTAAGGAGTCTAACAATGAAAGTAAAAGAACTTTGCAAAGTGATAGAAAAAGAGTCTTATGTGACTGTTGAACATAACGGCAAACAATTAGAGGGCGACTATCCTTGTTGCTTTCTTGATTGTGAGTTAGAAGTTAAAAGAGTTTCTGTCATAATCGGAGACGTTATTTTGATAGAAATTTAAAAGAAAGGAATTAAAAAATGGAAGATTGGAAAGAGCGGTTTAAAAAAGAATACCACGAATTGAGAGAACGATTCCAAAAGTTAGACATGATGATTGGCCAATACGAAAAAGGACAACTAGAGTTCGAACCTAAATGTCCTATCGATTTGTTAAAAGGTCAGCGTTCGACTATGTGGAATTATTTAAAAATTCTAGAACAACGTGCAAAAATTGAAGAAATTAAACCGTAGAAACTAACCGTATGGAATCCCGTACGGTTTTTATATTGTCCGAGCATTGACGACACTAAAAGCCATGGAATCACATAGTCGGGGACGACTTAAAAAATAGGAGGTTCGCAATGAACGAAGAAACACAAGTAGTCGAAACGGTTGAAGAACAAAAGGTACCTGCAGAACCTACACCACAACCGCAAGACGAGAAGAAGTACACAGATGCAGAAGTTGATGAAATCATCAACAAGAAGTTTGCTAAGTGGAAATCAGAGCAAGAAGCCAAAGAAAACGAAGCTAAAAAACTTACCAAGATGAACGCTGACGAGAAACAGAAATATCAGTTGGATCAGCGTGAGCAAGAACTAGCTAATCGTGAACAAGCTATTGCTCGTAAGGAATTGACCGCAGAAGCTAAGACAATGCTAAGTGAACGTGGCTTACCAGTCGAATTAGTAGCCGTGGTTGATTTATCGAACGCTGAAGCCGTGACTGAATCAGTCGCAAGCATTCAGAAAACGTGGGAAGATGCAGTCCAAAAAGGTGTATCTGACCGCATGAAGGGTAGCGCACCTATTAAGACTGCGCCAGCAAATCAGCAAGAAGTTGTAGAAAAATGGAAAAAAGACTTTTTGCGCTAAAAATATAAAAAATGAGGTAAAAAATAAATGGCATTTGAAGCATTGAACACAGCAGAATCACGCAAGAAACATCTTGGAATTATCGAGGATGTTCTTGCGGTAAATTCATACGCAACACCGCTCTTGACACCAAATGAAGCGGTAACTCTAAACGGTCGCTCATTCACGGTCGCAACAGGTAACACAACCGAGCTCAAAGACTACAAACGTAACAAAGACAATGAATTTGACCACGTCGAAGTTGAAGAAAAGGTCTACACTCTCGAAGAAGAAAAATACTGGGGTCGTTTCGTTGACCAGTTGGACGAACGTGATTCGAATGGTCAAGTAAATATTGAGTATGTGATTGCTCGTCAGGCAGCTGAGGTAGTCGCTCCGTACCTTGACAAACTTCGTTTTGATGCAGCACTCGGAAATGTAAGTGACAATGTGGTTATGGGCAAAACAGCAGGAGCAAACAACGCTTACAATGCAGTTCTTGATGTTTCTGAAAAATTGGATGAACTTGGAATTACTAAAGAACGTTTGCTCTTTGTCACTCCAAGTTTCTACAAGGCTATCAAGTCTGAAATCGTACGCTTGCCACAAGGTGACGCAGACAAAAAAGTCCTTGGCAAAGGATATGTAGGTGAGCTTGATGACTACACAGTCTACAAAGTACCTTCTAAATTCTTGCCAAACGTAAACGCCCTTGCAGCTCCTCCTGGTGTTGTGACATCGCCAATCCAAATCGACAACACCAAGTACAATGACAACGTACCTGGTCGATTTGGTGAATTGGTAGAACAATTGCTCTACACTGGAGCTTATGTGCTTGAACACTTCCAAAAATACATCATCACAATTGCAGATTCTAAGCCTGCCGCTAAAAAATCAGCCCAAGGCAAGACAGTAAACCGTGCCAAAGCGTGGAAGACTGGAACAGCCTACAAAGAAGGTGACACAGTAACGCATGAAGACAAAGTCTACGTTGCTATTAAAGACATCACCAGCTCAACAAATGCACCAGACTCTGACTCTGCTAACTGGAAGGTCAAGAAATAAGGTCTAACCTATGAAAGTCAGAGTAAAACAAGCCTTCAATGACTGGCAAGCGAAAGTGAGAAGACATGAGAATGATGTCTTTGAGATGACAGACGAGCGATTCAACGAATTGTCGCATAATCTCAAGAGCGAGTTCTCGGTCGATATCGCAGATGTTGTCGAGATCATTGACGAAACCGAAACCCAAGGAGACGAGACGACTCCTTACGATTAGGAGGTCTTATGGAACTTGAAAAACTAAAATCATTAACGGGCGAGAGTGACGAAACAGTCCTCTCGTCTTTGCTTTTAAGGGCTGAAAACATCATTTTATCTGAAACAAACCGAGACAAGCTGACACCAGCACTTGACAGACTACTACCTGAACTTGTAATCGAGCTTTACAACCGCTCAGGAAGCGAAGGAGAGCAGTCTAGGAGTGAGGGTGGTATATCTGTCACCTATGCAGAGTCAGGCTTGTCTACGGGCATTTTACAGCGTATTCGGATGCATCGATTAGCGAGGGTGGCAGGTCATGTTTTTGAAAAAGAATAGACTGAAACCTTACAACTTCAAGCGGTTCAAGAAGACCGTGACGAATGAGGGAGTCGCTAAAGAAGGATATACGGATGAGGTTGAAGAAGTACGACTTGAATTGTGGCCAGCGACAAGCAAGCTACAATCTGAGATTTACGGAGACCGTATCAACGATATCCTGAATGCAAATACGAGCAAGGATGCAGATATTAACGTGAAAGATGGTGTCTGTATTGATAGCAAGACGGACGTCACGCATCGAGTTATCTCAAAGAAAGTGTACAGTCATCATCAAGTTTTGGAGTTAGAACGTGTCAGGTTTAATCGGAGCAAATAGCTTAATCGCTAAATGCCGTAAGCTGTACGGTGCAAAGAGCAACAAGATAGTAGGACAAGCGGTCTTGTATGCTTCTAAAACAGTCGTACAAGCTGAAGCGAAACTCGGAGCACCAGCGAATGAGGGCGAGTTGAGAAATAGCATCAGAGTGCGGTTAAAAGTAAATGGCAACAAGATATCG